AACAGGCTGTATGTTATACCCATCAATGCCGCAGAAAAGATCGAGACCGACACAAAAGCTGGAAAAGATGCGGCCGAGCATTACAACAACCTTACAACTCATATGTGGGCTGTGCTAAAAGACCTCATGGAGAACAAAGAAATTGAAATGGAAGAGGATTCAGAAACATTTGCACAGCTTTCTTCACGAAAGTATTTCCTTGCCAGCAATGGAAAGCTGGAGCTTGAGAGCAAAAAGGAAATGAAGAAAAGAGGGCTAGATTCTCCGGATAGAGCTGACTCAGCAGCGTTATCAGTATATCTTGGAAAAATCAAAAAATACACAGGCAGTGCTCCAAGTGCAGATAGTGGACTTGGAAAGAGCAGCTATTGGAAAAATAAGTAGGAGGAATATCATGGGATTGCTTAGCAAAAAAGAGGCATATGTCACAAAAGGTATGCGCTTAATAGAAGAAAAGAGAACTCCAGAAGCAACGATAGTTGTGGTGGATGGGTTGAATGATTACCAGAACAGAATTATTAAAGCATTAAACAGACACCCGGTGGCAGATACGGCACTTGTTGTTGTAGCATTGAGAAATTTGGCTGATTCACTTGAAGAGCAGGAGCCGAGTTGTAAAGGATTGGTTGACTGGCTTAATAAGACGGCTACGAAGCCAGAGTTTCAAAACAGCAAGAGGATTGAAAAAAACGAGAAAACGATAGAAAGGGGTGAGAACGATGGCGGAAATAGGACGCATAGGACAAAAGCGATATAACGGTGTGTTCTATGAAGAGTTTCTGAGGGAACTGCAGGGAATTCGTGGCGTGGAAGTGTATCGTGAAATGGCAAACAATGACGATACCGTTGGGGCGATCCTATTCGCCATAAAAATGCTGATACGCCATACCCAGTGGAATATCGAACCAGGAGGAGATACGGCGAAAGATAGGGAAGCGGCAGAGTTCGTGGAGAGCTGCATGGATGATATGCAGAGTACATGGACTGACACGATATCAGAAATACTGTCTTTTCTTGTTTATGGATGGAGTTACCATGAGATCGTGTATAAGCGTCGCATGGGAAAGACGAAAAATCAGAAGACTAAGAGTAAGTATTCTGATAGTCTTATTGGATGGCAGAAGCTACCGATCAGAAGCCAGGACACTTTGTATAAGTGGGAGTATGATCAACATGACAATCTGGTTGGGATGACGCAAATGCCACCACCGGATTATGGATTTATTACCATACCGATGAAGAAAGCGATGTTGTTTCGTACGGAAAGTGCAAAGGATAATCCGGAAGGCCGTAGTATTCTGAGAAATGCTTACCGCCCATGGTATTTCAAACGCCGGATACAGGAAATAGAGGCAATTGGAATTGAGCGTGATCTTGCAGGACTTCCGGTATTTCATGCCCCTGATGGGACAGATATCTGGGATGAAAACGACGAAAATATGATCAAGATAAATGGAGCTCTTACAAAGATGGTTAAGTCTATCCGGCGCGATGAATATGAAGGGTTGGTGCTCCCGCATGGATTTGAGTTTGAGCTGGTAAGCACCGGAGGTGCAAGGCAGTTCGATACAAACGCAATCATAAATAGGTACGATACCAAGATTGCAATGACAGTTCTTGCTGACTTTCTAATGCTTGGACACAATAAGGTGGGAAGTTTTGCTTTAAGCTCTGATAAAACAGAGCTTTTTTCTGTTGCCATATCTTCGTTCTTGGATGTTATATGCGAAACATTCAATAATCAGGGCATTCCTGCACTTATTGACATCAACGGAGATTATTTCAATGGCATAACAGACTATCCTAAAATGACGCATGGAGAGATTGAAGATGTTGACATGAAATCCGCAGGACAGTTCATTAAAGACATGACTGGCATAGGCATCCTTGTTCCTGATGATGGCCTGGAGGATTATGTTCGGGAGATTGGTCATCTTCCGGAAAGAACCACGGATAGCAGAAGAGAAGATCCGGCCAGAACAAAACAACAAAACCAAAATCAACCGCCGGAAGAAGAGCCTGACTCATTAGAAGAAATTGATGACGAAGAAGATGAAAAGAATGCCATGGCGGCGAAACGAAGGCTTGGAAGGGAGGGGTAACAGGTGTATATCTTTAAAAAACCAAAGCCTCTCGGGAAGGCGAAGAAGCGGAGCAAAGAAAATCTCCGATTGTTGAATATGCTTAATAGGTATATTACGGACACGTCCGCTGTTCCGGTTTCTATACTAACGAGATTTTGGGCGGATCAGGCAGCGGCTATTACATACAAAGAGATACGGAAACTCATAGAGGATGAAGAAGTATCGGAAGAAGATCTTCTGAATTGGTCAAAAGACTATTCTTCGTTTGTTACGGACACACTTGAACCTATGTGGCTTGAAGCGATTATCGTAGGGCAGCTTAGTTCTGCGATATTAAATGAGGCAAAGGAACAGGGATTTGAATTTGATGCAACCGATGTTGGTATAAGGAATTGGATAAAGGACCGAGGAAGTGAATTTGTAACAAATGCTGTGCAAGAACAGAAAAAAGCAATACAGAGGCTTGCCATGAAAGCAGTAAGGGAAGAAATGTCACCGGGAGAGCTGGCAAGGGTTATACGGCCATGCATCGGGCTTACTGAACGTCAAGCGCAGGCAAACCTACGGTATTACAATAGCATTAAGGAACAAATGCGCAAGGATCATCCGAGGATGAAAGAGGAAACGATTGTTAGGAGAGCTCGGGATAAGGCGTTGAAATATGCTGAAAAACAACATAGATACAGAGCTGAAACTATAGCGCAAACTGAATTGGCTGAGGCATACAGTGCCGGCGCTCATAACGGGATAATACAGGCTCAGGAAAAGGGCTATATAGGTCATGTGAGGAAAGTGTGGGTAACGGCAAGGCAAGAGAATGTGTGTAGGTTTTGTGAGGCTGTAGAGGGCGTTAGCAAGGAAATGGAGGAGTATTTCGACGTAGGAAAATGCGGAACAGTTTTATTCCCTCCAGCGCATCCGAGATGTAGATGCGTTGTAAAATATGTGGAAGTGAAGGAGTAATGGAAATGCAAACCATGTATGAGTTGCTTGGAATCCACAAAAAAGTGGACAAGGAAAAGCAGAATGTGGAAAACTCCAAAAACAACAACCAGTCAGTGTTGAAAGGTCGTTTTAAAATCCAAAAATCAGAAGATGACAAACATCTTGCTTTTGGTTGGGCGAGTATATCAATAGATGAGACCGGAGAACAGCTTGTAGACTGGCAGGAAGATATGATTGATCCGGAAGAATTAGAAAACGCAGCTTATGATTTCGTGCGATTATACCGAGAAGGAGGAGAGATGCACGAAAGAGGAGACTGTGCAATTTTGGTTGAAAGTGTAGTTTTCACAGAAGAAAAAATGGAAGCCATGGGCATTCCTGTTGGGACTATTCCTGTGGGATGGTGGATTGGTTTTCTTGTCACAGATGAAGATGTGTGGGAGAAGGTCAAGGATGGAACTTACTCTATGTTCTCCATTGAAGGAGAGGCAGAAAGAGTGGAGGTAAAAGAAGATGGGGATTCTGATTGATGTTGGGATTTTCTTTCTTGGAGCGTTTATAGGATTTGTTTTAGCTTGTGTGGTAATCGCTGCAAGAAACGATTGAAAAATGGTAATTCAAGAGGCGGTATTACCGCTTTTTGTTTTATAAAAATAAGCGAAAGGAGGAAAGGAAACTTGGCAACAAAGTTAAAAAATTTACATGTAAAAAAGGTGGATTTCGTTGATGAAGGCGCTAACCAACAAGCCGATATCAAGATTTTCAAGAGGAAGGAACAGAGCGCACCTGTTGTGACGGATCTGTTACAAGATCCTATGAAAGAGCAAAAGAGCCTTTTCAAAAGACTTATGCACTCAATCGGGAAAAGCCTTGGATTTAAAGATGAAGAAATTGACGGCTTTTCGGAATTGTCATCTGAAGGGATTATTCAGAAAGGGAATTCGCAAACTTTTGGAGAAAAGATGACGGAAGTTAAGCGGCAGAAGGTGGCTGATGAGATGTGGAGCATTTGTTATGCCCTTCAGTCCTCGCTGCAGTCGATTCTTTACGATGAAGATCTTGACGGAGCAACAGCACAATCCATGATGGAAGAAAGTGTTTCTGAATTCGATGAGATTATTGCTGATGCAATTAGTAGTTGGTCGGCAGGAAAGGTCAGTGGAATCAAAAAGGATATCGGGAAAACGGATGTTGAATCATTGAAAAAGTTTAGAGACCATCTGAACGAAAATATTGAAAAAGCAGCAAACATTGAGAAAGGAGAAGTTGAGGAGATGCTAAAAATTGACAAGAGTAAAATGTCACCGGAGGAAAGAGCCGCTTACGATGAAATCGTAAAGAAATATGGATTTGAAGAGGAGACTGTTGAGAAATCCTCTACAGTAAAACCGGGAGAGAATGACGACGGAGAAGAAGATCTGGACGATGGAAAGAATGGTAAAAAGACAACAACGAAGAAATCGGCAGCATCAGAAGTGGGAGACGATATTTACAAGGGTCTGCATCCAGCAGTTAAGGCAGAGATTGAAGCTCTTAGAAAGTATCGCGAAGCTGCGGAAAACAAAGAATTCATGGAAGTTGCAAAGAAATATGAGATTATCGGTAAAAAACCAGAGGAACTGGCGCCTGTTCTGAAAAGTCTTAGAAATGCTGGTGGTACAGCTTATGACGATATGATTTCAACGCTGGATTCCATGGTTGCCATGGCAGATAGTTCCGGTGTATTTTCTGAGATTGGAAAATCTTGCCGCGGATCTGCCGGAATTGTTGCGAAAGGGAAAACGGAGTCACGTGTAGAGTCTATTGCAAAGGGCTACATTGAAAAAGACCCGTCTCTGAGCTACACAGATGCAGTTGCAAAGGCATGGGAAAACAATCCTGATTTGCTTGCGTCTTATGATGATGAAGCGGGATTTTAAGAAGGAGGAATAAAAATGGGAAAGAATTTTAATGGAACGCTGATTAACGGCTCTCAGACAATTACCGAGAAAGCGGGAGCAGAAATCGCAGATTGTCGCAATAGAATTGTCAAATATGATTCAAACGGAGATGTGGTCCTTGCTACTGCTGGAACAGATATACCCGTTGGTATTGCAATTATTGAGGCTGGATACAACGATATCACTGGAACAGAATCTGGAAAAGTGGCAAAAGGTGATGATGTAGATATCCAGGTCAAAGACATCGGATATGTCATTGCTGGTGCGGCAATTAAGAAAGGACAGGAAATTACATCCGGAGCAGACGGGCTTGCGGCCGTGGCAGCAGCGGGAAATTATATTTTAGGTATTGCTTTAAGTGATGCATCAGCAAATGGATATGTAAGAATTCAGATTTCAAAATATCAGAAAGCAGATGGTGTAGGAGCCGGAGTTGGCGCATAACAAAGAAGGAGGAATAAATACATGAGAAATTCAACAAAAGGTATTGCGGCAGAAATTGCAAAAGGGGCATTTAGACCTCATACAGCACTTACAAATATGGCGCTTTCATATTTTCAGAACCCGGGAAATTATTTTGCAAAATCAATTTTCCCGATTTGTCCTGTAGATTTGTCAAGTGATAACTACTATGTTTTTGACAAAGCAGATCTTTTGAGAGACGGATGGAAGAGAAAACCTGCGTATGGAAAGGCAGATCCGACGGTTGTTTCTGAATACACGGAAACATATAACTGCAAAGTTGATCAGATGATTATGGGAGTTGATAATATTCGCCAGACAGATCTTCAGCGTCGCATGGGACCGGCAATTAGAGATCCGCGAATTCAGAGAACAAGAACTATTGCAGAGCAGGCAAACATTCATCAGGATTATTTGTTCGCAGAACATTTCTTTAAAGCTGGTGTGTGGTCTCAGGAGTACACAGGGGTTGATAATACAAGTCCGTCTGGTGGCCAGTTTATTAAGTTCTCAAATGATAACTCCGATCCTGTAAAATTCTTTGATGAGAAAGCAACAGAAATGCAGGAAAAGACTGGAAGAAGACCGAATCGTATTGGTCTGGGGGCAAATGTTTACACTGCTCTTAAAAATCACCCAGGTATTCTTGAGAGAGTAAAATACGGTGGAACTACTGCGAACCCGGCAAATGTAACTTTGAATGTGTTGTCACAGTTATTTGAGATGGAGAGAGTTGTGGCCATGCAGTCTATCGTGAATAAAGCATCGATGGGTGCGGATGCCGATATGGGGTTTATTGGAGATCCGAACGCAATCTTACTTGCATATGCAACGAATAATCCAGCTATCGATGAACCGTCTGCAGGGTATATTTTTACATGGGATATGCTTGGGGATGGACAGCTTTTGCCGATTCTTAGCTATCCGGGAGAGCCGGGAACTCATTCTGATTATGTAGAGGGGCTTATGGCAAGTGATATGAAGAAAACAGCGGACGATCTTGGAATGTTCTTCAAAGATGCAGTTTAAAAGTTAAGGAGGTTACGTATGAGGTTAATTGCTAAAAAGCCTTGTTCGTTTGGTGGACGCACATTCTATATCGGAGAAGAAATTCCAACCGAATTTGTCTTAAATCCTAAAGCGCAAGAGAAGCTTGGTGTCATTGCCATTGTTGCTTGCGGAGGAGAAGTAGGAATGAAACAGGAAGATATGGTGGCACAAGTAGGAGAAGTCGAATTCGGCGTACCGATAAGACAAAAAAACGGAAACATGACATTGTATTTGAGTGAAGAGCAGATATGCTCTGCTGTAGAAATAATGCAAATGAGCCCGGCAGAAGCGAAAGAAGCGATTAAAGGCATTGCGTCCGAGAATATCCTGATTCTTTTGAACGCATGCGATTCAAGAAAAGCAATAAAAGAAGCAACGGAGGCTGCAGCCTCC